CTTAACTTTACTTTCCAAGCTCTTGGTACTGCTGGTAGCTTGGGCTGGAATCCATTTGGTGGTAATAATTCAGATATTAAACTAAAAGAAAATATAGAACAGGTAGGTGTATCTCCTGATGGGTATAAGGTCTACGAATTTAACTATAGAGATGACTTTACCAACACACGTTATCGTGGAGCTATGGCTCAAGATGTTGTTAAGAAAAATCCTATGGCTGTAGATATACAGGATAATTATTTCACTGTAGATTATAGTAAAATAGACGTTGACATGGAGGTAGTATGACATCATCTTATGGAAACGTCGTAGGTACTCCACAAGACGAGATACCTAATATTAGTGATACTAATTATTTAGCGACAGAAGCTGACATGACAGCTAAAGTCAACGAACAGATTGACGAAAACATTAAAGATACTAAAGACTTCTTTAATGACATGATGAAGATAGAAGAAAATAAGCAAAAAACAAGGGACAGAAGATTAGAGTATGTTTATAAAATAACTGGTAAATTAGGTGACTTATATAAAGCTGGTGAAGCTGATAGACTTGACAAAAAGCTAAACGATTACAAGTACGCTGAAGACAGAAAAAATCGAAATGAAATCCTCAACTATACTAATAACGAAACGTCCTATAATGGTCTTAAATTAGCAGAGTTTATAGGTAACAATGAAGATACTCGAATACCAGAAGTACAAGAGATCCTAAAACAATTAAACTTTGATCTTGATGAGGATGTAGATTTAAAAACCTTCCTTACCAAGTATGAAGATAAAGAGTTTATAGGATCTATTTACTCAAGTGCGTTACAAAGTTTAGGTCATGACTCACTGACTAACGTAGCTGAAGGTGTAGACATGCGTAAGTTTGTACAACAACTTATACGCAACAAAATACACGTAGAAGCATTAGACAGAGGATTTAAAATAGACTCTGGTAGATACGAGAAAAATCTTTTAAAAATTGTACAGCCTAGTATTGATACAATCTCTAGTAGATATGGGTATGCCTTAACTACACAGATTAATAACAATCTAAAGCTTGAACAAAAAGAAGTTATAGATAACAAGATAAAAGAAGCTGTACGTAGCATAAGTATTTCACCAGAAAACGGTCAAGATTTAACTACATTTCAAGATACTAAATTTAGTTTAATTAAACAAATCTCTGTTGCCCCAACCTATGGGTTTAACGGAGACATGGCTAAGGCTACAACATATTTCTTTGAACATACAGCAGATTTACTTGATAACAATTTAATATCTCGTGAAGATGCTTCAGCTGTATTAGATAATTTACCTTACAAAGACGCCTCGTCTGGCATTGTTTATGAAAGTTATAATGCTTATGCTGAATCTTTACCAGCTGATGGTAAACACTTTTTAAAAGTGTCTAATAACATTAAGCTTTTAGAAGATGCTATTGAAAGAAAGCATGAGCTGTTTAAAACAGAAGAAGCTAAAACTCATAAGAAACTGCAAAGACCTTACGAGAAAGAAACTACTGACTTATACAATGACGTTGCTAAAAGAAACGGTAAAGTTACAGGTGCTGAAGCTTTTAAAATTCTACAAAAGTATTATGGTGATCAAAACGTATGGATTCCTAATCATCCTATAAAAGGTATAAAACCAAAATTTATAACTGACTTAGAAACCGCAACTGATTACCTAGGCAACAAAGACGTTGACACTACACTTAAAAATGCAAACTTAATTAATGGATTTGACGGTGCTATAAAAATAGGAATAGCTAGGTTTAAAAACAAAAAGGTAGGCGAGTTAGATATAGACGATATGTTTCTTGCAACTACTTTAAAAGATGAATTAAAAGCTTCATTAATCTTAAGTGCAGACCCCGGCGGTAAATCAGATTATGAAATTCATGTCGATAATGGTAATGATCCTAAACTTTTTGTCCAAGAAAAACTTGAATCACTTTTTACAAGATTAGAAGACGGTGAATTTGATGCTACACTTATTGTTAACAGTTCAAAGTTAGCATATCAAAAACAAGATCTAATAAAGCTACATAAAGAAAGCCAAGGCAGTACAGTAGATTCTAATGAGCTGTATGCTGGTGAAGCTCCTTGGGTAGAAAAAACTTTGCTACACATAAAAAGTGGTGGAAAGCTACACAAAGAAGTTTTACAATGGTGGTCTGAATTTAAAGTCAGAGACACTGATGGGACTTTTATGAAACCTAGAGAGCTTATGTTTAGACGACTTAATGCTTTAGGTGTATTTAAAGATGATCCTCAACAGGGTTTTTTTGTAGATCCTAGACGTAAGTTTATGACAAGCGACGAAATAACTTTTGATGATACAAACGGTTTAGTTGGCACAATGACTTTGATGAGCAAGGACTCTTCAATTACTGGTGAACCTATGGCTAAATCTATTTTAGAAACATTCGCTTTACCCGAAGCAACAGAAGGTGCTAATGATAGTAAGTTTACAGGTACTGAATACAACTATTTTAAACGTAATAAAAAGGGTGTAGAAGGTGGTATAGAAAGTTTTGGTTATGGTGTTATGAATAGTATTACAAAAGGATTAGGTATAGATGGTGCAAAAGTTCAACTTTCAGACCTACGTGTATTTGATCCTAACGATACTAGCAATTTACCTCGTACTATTGTTTCTATGGCTAAAGCTAACCCAGACGCTGTTTTTGGACGGTATGGTATAACAGGAGCACAGCTTACAGAACTTTTTGAACAGCCTGCTTTTAAAAAGTATTTAGAAGCTAACCCCGGTTTAGAATTTAATGACAACTTTCAAGATTTTCTTGCTTTTGAAAATATAAGATTTCAACTAAACAAAAGAAACTCTATACGTGGCATGAAGATTGAAAGAGGAGAATTATCAGTAACAGATTTAACTGTGTTTAGTGACGCTGAGATAGAAGCTATGAAAGAGATATTTCCTAGATTAGCTAACTACAAGTTTGTTCACTTAAATATGTTAGCTAAACCGATAGCTGATTTGTTACTAACTGAAGTAGAAAAAGCACAAAAACTTGATGACGAGCAAGGCGGTAACAAAAACGTGAAAGCTCTGAAACAAAAACAAAGAAATGAAAAAGTACAAAAGTTCTTTGACCCAATTAACCCACTACAAACATTTTAAAGGATTAATATTATACCATGACAAATTCCTATGGTTATGGTGGCGTTGATGATGAAGCGATAGATTCTGGAATAGAAGCTGCTAGAGATGCCATAGACGTCTACACTAAACGTGAAGAAGAGAAAAGGCAACGAATAGAAGAAGAAGAAACAGAAGAAAAACAAGCTGTATCTGAACAGGTCGACCCACGTAATGCTGAAACTTGGGGTGCTAAGGCACTCATTAAAGAGGGTCAGTCAATACTGTCGGGCGGTCTGCAAGACACAGCATCATCAATAGCCACATTCCCTGAGCGTACAATGGATGCGTTGTCAGGAGAGATGCAGAAAGAGAAAAAAGAAAAAGGATTTTATAAACCAGAATTTACTCCATTCGACTCCTACGACAACCCTATTGAAACTAAAACATGGTGGGGTAAACAGCTAAGAGCCTTAGTTCACTTTGGTTCATTAGCAGTCGGTACAATCGGAGCAGCTAAGGCTGCGGCGGCTACCGGCCTTGTGACTATACCAGCTGGATTAGTTGGGCTTGCTAGTAGTAGTGTAGCCCGAGGTGCAGCTGTTGGTGCTGTATCTGACCTTGTTTCAAAAGAGTCAGACAACCAAAACGCATTAGGTGCATTATCTGAAAGATATGGCTGGGCTGATACACCATTAGCAACAAAAGATACAGACCATCCAGTTATGATGAAAGTAAAAAACATCATAGAAGGGATGGGAATAGGTCTTTTATTTGATGGTATTGCCTACACATTGAAAAAAGGTAGTAAGCCTGTTGTAGACCAAATTAAAGCACGTAATAAAAGCATAGATAACCAGACAGTACAGGCTGGTATTGCACAACTTCGTAAGGGTGATACAGATTTTAGAGCTGATAAGAATAGACCTGTAGCTGACCCACACCAAGGAGCACATATATCAGAAGTTGATCCACAAACAGCTAGAGATCAACTATCTCGTACTCGTAACGAATGGGGATCAGAAGAAGGATCTACCGGCTCAGTTACTACACCAGTAGAACGTGAGCGTATTGCACAAGAAAGCGGCACAGATGATGTAACTATTGAACGTATAGCTAAAACTTTAATGAGTAATGATAAGTTTGCTAAAGAAATGGCTGCTGTAAAGGGTAATAGAAAAGCACTTGTTGCTAAATTTAAAGAAGCTATAGAAGGTCATCAGCGTATTACTAATGGTAGAGAAGCTACTGATATGCCAGCGTCTCAGTATCTAAAAGAATTGTTTGAAACAAACGATGTTATTGATGGTCAAGAAGTATGGACATCTAAAAACGTAGTTATAGGTGACTTACTTGTAGGTTCACTTTTAAAACAATTACAAGATACTGGTATTGCTGGTAGAGAAATAGCAGATATAGTAGATATAAATGCTGTAGACGGCCCAACTAAACAGTTAGTTGATACGATGCTGACTACTTTATACGAGACCAAGAAATCTAGATTAGTTAAATCTGATTCGTTTAGAGAACTAGGTGCTGGTAAAAAACGTAAAGACGCTATCGAAGAAGTACTAAAAGAAGATGTAGCTAAATCTAGAGAAGCTATACAGACTGTACTTAAAATAGCTGACGATGACGAAGATCTACTTATGGCTATGTACGAAGCTTTCTCAATGATGAAAGATGTAAATAGCTTAGATGACTTTGACAGATGGGCAAGAACTGTATTGTTAGGTGGTAAACTTGAGCAAGGTGGGGTAGATCGTACTGGTACTCTTATAAGAGAACTAGAAGGAGTTATGACTCACAGTGTTTTATCAGGACCGAAAACACCAATTCGAGCAGTTATGGGTACAGCTAGTGCAACATTTTTAAGACCTGTAGCTACTGCATTAGGAGCAGCTACACGAGCTCCATTTACTGGAGATATAGCAACTCTTAGATCTAGCCTTGCAGCTGTAAATGGTATGATAGAAGCTATACCTGAGTCGTTTGATTTATTTAGAACAAGACTTAACTCATACTGGAAAGGTGATATAGCAAGTATTAAAACAAGATTCTCTGAATATAGTAAAGGTGATGAAAACTGGGAAATACTACGTAGATGGGCAGAAGACAGTGGTAGAGCTACACCCGGAGAGCAAGCAGCTTTTCGTGTAGCAAACATAGCACGTAACGCTAACAACAGTAATTTTCTTACATATTCTACAAAAATCATGGCCGCAACTGACGACTCGTTTGCGTTTATATTAGGTCGTGCTAAGATGCGTGAAAAAGCTATGCGTAGAGTTCTTGAGTTACAGGAAGGTGGATATAAAACACCTGTAATAACTAAAGATCTTATGAGAGCTTACGAAGATGATTTTTATGGTCAAGTCTTTGATGCTGCTGGTAATATAACAGATGACGCTACAAAGTTTGCACGTAAAGAAGTTACACTTACACAAGAACTTACAGGCTTTGCAAAGGGTCTTAACGATGTGTTTACTGCTGCACCTTTAGCTAAACCATTCTTTTTGTTTGCTAGAACTGGTGTAAACGGACTTGCATTAACAGGTAAGTATACTCCCGGTTTTAACTTTTTAGTTAAAGAGTTTAATGAAATAGCTTTAGCAAGTCCTACTAATTTAGAAAACGTAGCTAAGTATGGTATTACATCCGTAGAAGAATTAGCTAATGCTAAAGCTTTACAAACAGGTAGATTGGCGATAGGCTCTGGAGTAGTATTTATGGCTACACAGGCTTGGATGCGTGGTGATCTTAATGGTAATGGACCAGTTGACAGACAAAAAAGACAAGCTTGGCTTGATGGTAAATGGGAACCAAGAACTATGAAACTTGGTGCTGTACGTGTTGGTTACGATTCGTTTGAACCTTTTAACCTTGTTATGTCTACCATAGCTGATGTAGGTGATGCCAGTGAGCTTATGGGTGACGAGTGGACAGAAAAAGAATTGCAAAAAATTTCTCTTGTTGTTGCACAAGCAATAACCAGTAAGTCATACCTAGCTGGTATACAGTCATTTGTAGATTTATTTGCTGGACGCCCCGGTCAATTTGACAGAATTATAGCTGGACTTGGTAATAATCAGATACCACTAGCTGGTTTACGTAATGAAATTGGTAAACTTTTAACACCACATATGAGAGAAATCGGATCAGGTATAGATCAGTCTATACGAAACCGA